CAAGTGCAGATACTTTACAAGGTGGTTGTTGGATTGTAGACAAAGATAATGTAGATAGCCATGTAGCTACCAATGCAGGTGCTACGGTAGGTTGGTCTACTCCTGCTGCTGCTGATCACCAATTCGTTGCAAGTGGAGACACTCTAGGACGTTTTATAGGTAGTCGCTTGACTTATTTAGCTGCAAGCGATTCCAAGTGGCTCGTCGATGGTGTTGTATTTGGTGATGGTACTTTAGCACTTCCGTTTACCTAAAATATAATTTAATTATTCAGTACTTGCTGTAACAGGAGTACTGTATAGATCTACAGGAGATTACTATGAATGATTTATCAAAAATGTTCATTGGTTTTGATCGTATGTTCGATCAAATGTTTACAAATATGAATAAAACATCCTACCCACCTTATAATGTAATAAAGGTAGGAGATAATACATACACATTATCTATGGCTGTTGCAGGATTTTCTACAGAAGACTTGACTATATCTGTAAAAAAGAATACACTAACTGTTGCAGCTAATAAACAAGAAAAAGATGATTGTGATTATACTTGGCGGGGAATTGCTAACAGAAGTTTTAGAAGAGGTTTTTGTTTAGCTCCTAATATGGAAATTAAAAACGCTAAATTAAAAGATGGGTTGCTGGAGATAGACTTGGAAAAAGTTATTCCAGAAGAAGATAAAGAAAAAATAATTACAATTTCAAAGGAGTAGAAAATGAAAATACTTTCTGCTATTCTATTGTCCGCAATAATTGCAATAGCTTCAACTACAGCATTTGCCAATCCTAAAAAAAGTGGATTTGTTCCTGAACAAGAGCATATTGAAATGCTGTATCCTACAGTCTTGGTGCGTGTAGGCACTGGTTCTGGTTCTGGAACTGTTATTTATTCTGCACAAAATGAAGAATCTGAGTATGAAAGCTATGTTTTAACCAATTGGCATGTGATTCAAAATTACGTTAAATTAACTAAAGTTTGGAATTCTGATAAAAAAGAGCATATAGAAACGGAAAACAGGCGTCCTGTAAATATTGATCTGTGGGAGTACAATAACTATTCTACTTCAGTAGGTACTATCGGTAGAGTTGCTAATATTGTAGCTTACGATAAAAGTAGAGATTTAGCTTTATTGCAAGTAGCAGATACAGAACGTGAAATGCCATACGTAGCTACTCTGTATCCAGAAGATCAAGATGATGGTCCTTGGATTTTTCAAACAGTATATGCTGTTGGAGCAGGGTTAGGTAAGCCCCCTTTTCCTACTATGGGCCTTCTATCAGGATACGGGAGGGACCAAAACGGGAACGCATTATATTTGTCCAGTTCTCCTATAATATTTGGTAATTCAGGTGGCTCATTATTCGTTTACTCACCTAGAAATTCTTATGAAATGGTTGGAGTACCCAGCATGGTATCCGCTTATGGCTGGGGATCGGTTGTGTCGCATATGGCGTGGAGTAGACCTATCTCTGAAATTAGAATCTTTTTAAGAGCTAACAAATTTGGTTTTATCTTAGGTGATAAACCAGAACAAGAAGAAATCGAGGATAATGACCAGTGATCTACAAAGACCTGTAAGGTTAGTAAATGCAGCGGTTAATTTAACTGCAACAACTCTAACTACTATTTATACAGTACCTGCTAAAACTGTAGCTATAGTTCGTGAAATATTCATAGCAAATTATGATTCTAGTGATAGAAATTTAAACTTGCAGTGGACAGATACTTCTGCTAGTGCAACTTACAGCCTGATACACGACAAACAAATAGCTACTGATACTTATTTAAGACTTGATAATTTAAATATATATTTAGATGCAACAGATGTTTTAAAAGCTCAAGCTGCTACTGCTGACGCTTTTAACGTATCTGTATTTATCGAAGAATTATATACACCTATTCTGTAAGGAATAATAATGAATTACCTGACTTTATTTAATAATGTAATGAGAGAACTAAACGAACCTACTATTACAAGTAGTGTAAGTAGTCAAACAGCTTCTTTTCATGTATTTATTGCAGATACAATAAATAAGGCTATTCGTGATATAGATCTACATCAATTAGAATGGCCCTGGAATTATACATCTGCTGAGTACGCTCTTATACAAGGTAAAGAAACTTATAAGCACCCGGTTAAACTTACTATAAGTGGCGGTTCTGGCACTTTTAGAAAGCATGAACGTATAACAGGGGGTACTTCCTCTGCTGTAGGCGTAGTACAAGTTTCTGAAACTAGTTTTATAGTTATAGAACCTATATCTGGTACTTTTGAAGCAGAGACTATCACAGGAGTTCTTTCAGGTGCTACAAGGACAGTAGGAACTGTTGTAAATTCTAGGCATGTAGAATATGATAATATTATTTTAGAACCTAGAAATGTCTTAGAGGGTGGTGAGTTTGCAGTTACTACAGATTATAGTAGTTATTGGACTTCACGCTCTAGCAATCCGGCAGGTACAACTACTTCCGGCACTCCTGCTTTTAGTAACGAACATAACGGATCTGTAGTTCTAAATGATGGTACTATCGATACGCAATTATATGACACAGATGGTAAAACTGATCTATCTGAAGGAGAAACCTACAGAGTGAATGTTCGTTTTGTATCGGGTGATACTAGTGCTACTACAACTACGTTAAGAGTATTTGCAGGATCTTCTGCAGATAAAGATGCTGATCTATCAACATCTTTTACTACTACTAACTTGGGGTGGGGTAAAACTTATACAACTACTTTTACTCCCTCTACACAAACTCCTTTTGTCACTGTTTCAAATGAAGCTAGTGAAAATGTGCATGTAGATTTTATAACTGTATCTCTAGATCAAGAAGCTAAAAAGCTAAAGTTTTTAACCTGGGAAGAGTATAACTCTAGATATAGTGCCTATGATAGTAAACGTGATCCTAATAGATATGATACACCCTCTGTTGTAACTAAAAATTTAAATAGCGAACTGGTAATCTCTCCAGTGCCTAAGACTGGTGGCTACAATCTAAAATTTGATTTTTGGGATGAGCCTACAGAATTATCTTCAGATACGAGCACTCCAGATTTGCCCGCCAGATATCACGACGTAATAACTTCTAGAGTTAGATATTATGCACATACTTTAAGATCAGACTATCAAGCTGCTGCTCTGTGCTTACAAGAATACGAAGAAGGTATTAAAAGATTACGAACAGAGAATATAAATACTAACAATTATATAAGGGCTGTATAAATGCCACAAACTTCCCAACAACAACCTTTTCCAGTAGCTTGTGAAGGTGGTTTGATTAAAGATACAAGTGTCTTGGCTATGCCCCCTGGCTCTTGTAAAAAGTTAGAAAATTTTGAACCTGCTATAACCGGTGGGTATCGTAGAATAAATGGATTTAGCAAATACGACTCTAATGAATTATCAGGTTCTGGGGCTGTTCTTGGAATACAAATCTTAGGTTCTTCTGTTATTGGTGCTAGAGGAGCGCATTTAGAAAAAAGCACAGGCTCTGGTTGGACAAGTATAGTAACAAATAGAACAGATGCTGATAGATATGATTTTACTAAATACAGATGGGCTAATACAGAAAAAATAGCAGGTGCTGATGGTGATAACCAAGCTTTTATTTATGATGGTAGTACTTATACACTACTAAGCGGTACTGGAGCACCTGCAGATCCACATACTGTAGAAGAATTTAGAAATCATCTATTTTTTACAGGAGCTAACTCGGGCAATACTAGCCAGATAGATTTTTGTGCTCCTTTTTCTGAGAATGATTTTACTGCTGCAAATGGCGCAGGTACTATAGATGTAGGTGATAAAGTAGTAGGTTTAAAAGCTTTTAGAGATCAGTTATATATCTTTTGTGAAAATTCTATATTTAGACTGGCTGGTACATCTATTGCTGATTTTCAGCTAGGACCGATTTCTAGAAATATTGGTTGTATAAATAGATTTTCAATTCAAGAAATAGCTGGAGATATTATATTTCTAGCACCAGATGGTATCCGTACTGTTGCTGCTACTGAGAAAATTGGTGATGTAGAACTTGGAACTATATCTAAAGCTGTACAAAGCACTTTGACAGGAATTACAAGTGCAGATATATCTTCCTTGGTCATAAGAGAAAAGACTCAATACAGATTATTCTTTCCTAAATCTGCTGCAGAAGATCAAGTAGCTTCTGCCGGTTTAATTGGAGTTTTAAAAAGACAATCTGCTGCAGATTTAAATTGGGAATGGGCTGATATAAGAGGTATAAAACCTTATGTTTGTACTAGTGATTTTATAGGTGATACTGAATATATATTACATGGGGGCTACGACGATGGATTTGTGTATAGGCAAGAATCTGGAAATGATTTTAATGGAGGAAAGATACCTGCAACATACACCTCACCCGATTTAACTTTGGGCGATCCAGGGATTAGAAAACTTTTAAAAAGAATAAATATAAATTATGAAGCAGAAGGAACTATGACTTTTCAGCTTTCAGCAAGATTTGACTATGAAGATGTTGATATAATTCAACCAGCAGCAATATCCGTTAGCGAAGTTGGACTACCTTTGTATGGATCTAATGCCTATGGAAGTGGTTTTTATGGAGGATTTGGTACGCCTATTTTACGGCAACTAATGGTAGGTTCCGGCTTTGCAATAGCAATAAAAATAGCACAAGACACTGCTACAAATAACCCCTTTATAATAAGGGGATTTGAATTAGACGTAGTACCAGGAGGAAGAAGATAATGGGAGCTACTTATACTAGACAAAGTTCATCTACTATTGTAGATGGTGCTACTATCGAAGCAGCACATTTTAATTTAGAATTTGATCAGCTTGTAGCGGCATTTGCTATAACTACTGGACATAGTCACGATGGTACAGCTGCTGAAGGTGGTCCTGTAACCAAACTTTTAGGTACAGCTATTACTATTGGTGATGGTACAGCTGGTACAGATATTGCAGTTACTTTTGATGGCGAATCAAGTAATGGTGTTTTGACTTGGATGGAAGATGAAGATCACTTTAAATTTTCTGATGATGTTGTACTTGATAGTAGTAAAAGACTATATTTGTATGATGAGGGTGGAGAATATATCTATGGTGATGGTACTGATTTGTATTTAGTATCTGGTGCAGATATTAATATTCCTGCAAGTATAGGCTTAACTTTTGGTGATGATGGTGAAAAGATAGAAGGAGATGGTACAGATTTAACAATTTCTGCCTCTGCTCTTTTTAATGTAGATGCTGGTACAGATATAGTTTTAGATGCAGGTGGTGGTGATATTTTCTTTAAAGATGATGGTACTACTTTTGGCAGTGCTACTAATACTTCAGGTAATCTAATAATTAAATCTGGTACTACAACTGCTTTAACTTTTAGTGGTGCTAATGTAACTGGTGCTGGTACTTATACTGGTGGTGGTCTTATGACTACTGGAGGTAATATTGTAATACCAAATGCAGGTAATATAGGTTCTGCTAGTGATACAGATGCTATTGCTATTAGTTCTGGAGGGGTTGTAACCTTTTCGCAAAATCCAGTATTTCCTGATGGTGGTGTACCGATTGCTGATTTAGATATAGATGGTGGTACAGATATAGGTGAAGCAATTGTTGATGCTGATTTATTTATTGTTGACAATGGAGCAGGAGGAACTAATAGAAAAACAGCAGCTTCTAGAATTAAAACTTATATTGGAGCAGCAGATCTTACTAGTATAGGTTCAAATCTTGTTCCTGATGGAAGTGGAACGAGAGATATAGGAACAGCTTCTGCAGAATGGGGAGATGTGTATGTTGCAGATGATAAATATATTCAATTTGGTTCAGATCAAAATGTTATAGTAGGCTATGATGAAAATGGAAATGATACTTTAGAATTTAAAGCAAATGTAGAAGCAGCAGCTTTAGGATTAACATTTAGTGCTGACCAAGCAGATGATAATGCAGATACATGGAAATTAAATTTTGCAGATGGCGGAATAATAACATGGCAAAGTTACACTTCAGGTTCTTTTGTTACAAAACAAACACTAGATACAAGTGGTAATTTAACTCTTACAGGTGCTATCGAACTTGGTCATGCTAGTGATACAACTATTGCTCGTTCTGGCAGTGGAGACATCACCATTGAAGGAAATGCAATATATAGAGCGGGTGGTACTGATGTTCCTGTAGCTGATGGTGGTACAGGAGCTTCTTCGTTAACGGATGGTGGTGTACTGTTAGGTTCTGGTACTGGTGCCGTAACTGCAATGGCAGTTTTAGCAAATGGAGAAATGATTGTTGGTGATGGTTCAACTGATCCAGTGCCGGAATCAGGTTCTACACTAAGAACATCAATTGGTTTAGGTACATTTGCAGTTGAGAATGTTAATGCCGTTCCAGCACTAACTTTAGCGGCAGCTATTACTGGTGCTGATCAAATAGTCTCTGCTGTTAATCTTAAAGATTACGGTGAAGTTACTAATGCTATCGGTGGTACAGGGGGTGGTACTCAAGATATTGATTTGAATGCTGGCAATAATGTTGTAGCAACAGTTGATACAAATACCAATACTTTTACTTTCAGCAACCCTACTGCCAGTGATGAACTGTGTGGCTTTACTCTTTTTCTAACAAATGGAGGATCGCAAACCGTAAATTGGCCGGGTAGTGTAGATTGGGCTGGGGGAACTGCACCAACTTTAACGTCTAGCGGCCTCGACATATTGGTTTTCATAACAACGGATGGCGGCACAATTTGGCACGGCATGGTCGGAAGTGCGGATAGTAAGTAATGCCTAATATAAAAAGAGGAATGATGGGTGCTGCTGGTGGAGCAGTATCCGATCCATTCACCGAGACTGGAGGAGAGATATGGGGATGGGGGAAAAACTCCGGCGGCGGTGCTCTCGGGGATGGAACTGAAACTGATAGGTCTTCGCCTGTTCAGGTTGGAGATCAAGATGATTGGATATTTGCTGGTGGTCAAAAAGATGCTGGTTGTGGAGTAAAAGATGACGGTACGTTGTGGGTATGGGGCTATAATGCCAGTGGTGTGTTGGGATTAGACGATACGACTAGTAGATGTTCGCCCACCCAAGTTGGTGCTCTGGCTGATTGGTTTTATGTTGATGGCGGTCAATCCCATTTTATTGGCATCAAACATGATGGTACATTATGGTCATGGGGCGCCAACGGTGAAGGGCAGTTGGGATTAGGGGATACCACTAAAAGATGTTCCCCCGTTCAGGTCGGATCGTTAACAGATTGGAAAGGGAACACAACTGCCGAATTACTGGCAGGGTATCCTATGAAATTAGGTGTCGGATACACAACATCTTTTGTTATTAAAGATGATGGAACCCTTTGGGGGTTTGGACAGGGCGGCAGTGGCATGGGCGGCTGGGGAGACACGGCCAATAAATCTTCCCCCGTTCAAATTGGTTCGTTAACTAATTGGAAAAGTATAACTAAGACTGGGCCTGATTCCGTTTTGGCTACGAAAACTGATGGCACTCTATGGTCATGGGGGAATGGCACTGACGGTCCTCTTGGGCATGGAAATGAAACTTCTTTATCTTCCCCTGTTCAAATTGGGTCCCTTACGACATGGGCAAGAGTAGCATCGGGATCGCCGCAAGCCTCGTATGGAATAAAAACTGATGGTACACTATGGTCGTGGGGAAAGGATTATTACGGCTCTCTTGGGCACAGCAATACAACGAACTACTCTTCTCCCGTTCAGGTTGGCTCGTTAACGGATTGGAGGCACGTCCAAGGAGGATTTGCTATGTCTGTATTCGTTAAAACAAATGGTACGTTGTGGACCGTTGGCGCAGGGGCAGGCACTTACGGTCAATTAGGCAACAACCAAAGTTCGACTAACGAATCTTCCCCTATTCAAATCGGTTCAGCAACAGACTGGGGTCCGATCCTTACGAGTTCTCATGGTTACACGCGCCGACTACAAAGAGCAGTTACGGGATGACCCTTTTAGACAAACAACTTGACGCTGGTATTCACGGGGATTTTGACCAAGGCTGGTTGATTGCCCAACAGCTTCAGAAAGAAACTCCAACCTGTCAACGTGCAGCTTTTAATCGTGGCTGGTATTTATTGCGTCAGGGTAAATTGCTAGAGGGACATAAACTTTTAGACCAAGGCCGGTTTCAGGATGTATTTGGAAACAGGCACATAGGCTCTAAGAAACCAATCTGGAATGGAGAAGAAGGAACTATTTTATTAAATCTGGAAGGTGGGCTTGGTGACCAGATTAAAAGTTATCGGTTTGCTTTTGATTTAAAAGAACGTGGGAACCGTGTAGTAGTTTGTTGTTCCCCTGAGTTAGCTCCAATCTTTGCAGAGGAGTTTCCAGTAGTAGAACACAATGCTGCTTGTAGTGTTTACCATGATTATTGGCTTCCTTCGATGTCGGCTGTAGTTCCTTTAGGATATGAGTATGAAGATTTAAAAGGAAAACCTTATATTGATCGTACTGCTGATCCAGTGCCGGGGCGTATAGGAGTAAGGTGGAGCGGCAACCCTAAGTTTGAACATGAGCAGCACAGGTTCTTTCCTGCTGATTTAATGTTTGATGCTGTTAAAGGATATAATTGTGTTTCACTGCAACGGGATAAAGATGCAGAACTAAAACCAGAATGGATAGAACAAGCTCCGTTAGATGATTGGCAAACTACTAGGAAGTCGATTAGTCAGTGCGAATTAGTAGTAACTTCCTGCACTAGTATTGCTCATTTATCAGCAGCAATGGGAATTAAAACATGGATTGTAGTTCCTGTATTATCGTATTACCTGTGGGCGCTTCCGGGAGAAGTAACACCTTATTATGATAGTGTTACACTATTCAGACAAGAGAAGTATGGTGATTGGTACGCACCATTTAAAAGTATTAAGGAGAAATTAAAATGTTGTATGCACACGTTGAAAATGGCAGCATAACTTACCGAGGAACGCTTCCTAGAACTTGGCGCAGTATCTCCGGTTTGAACTTATCTGCAAATGACACCGAATATCTTAAAACATTAGGGTGGCTTCCTTATATAGAAGTTCCCGTTGAGATTGGTGTGGATGAAACGCCGGATGGTGAAGATACAGTAATTACTGAAACACAAGTCACTGCAACGGCAAAGAAACGTGCTATGACAGACGAGGAAAAAACTAACCGAAATAATAGCAATGCAGAAAATGAAATCTTTCGTCTTGAAGAGCTAGAAACCCCCCAACGATTAGCTGAAGCACTTCCTGATGAAAGTGGCGGAACAGCAGAGGGTCGAGCATGGTTCAAAGCTAATCGAGGAAAAATTGCCGTAGAGCGGGCTAAGATACTGTAAGCAGTTAAATATTCAAATAAAATAGTAAGGGTTATAAATAATGGTTGTAAATTTTAAACCAGATGATAATTATAAAGTTGACGGGGTAACTACAATCCCTAGAACTCATGACGGTGAGAGTTTAGCTTATATTTCAGATAAAGAAGCTCTACGGCTTAGAGAAAGGGGCGGTGGTGTACCTCCGAAT